GATGAACGATCCGTTCCGAGTCGGCTTACTTGCGACCTGAATGTATCAGGTTGAACGATTGTGTTAATAATAACACATTTTAATTATTTAGTCAAGTTAATATGTAAATTTGTTACATCGACCCTACAGAGCAAAAAAATACCCCGATTTTTTATCGGGATATATGGGGAAAAAAGTTCAATTTTGGTCAGGTGGTAAAATATTCCACTCTACCATCAGGTCTAGTAGCAATCGCATTCTTATCACAAAAGTTTTCCATATCTTTATACCTATCTAACTCATCCTTATTAATAAGATTAAACGCTATAGATACCCTATCCTCATTACTTTCATTAGTCTCAACCCCATGTTCCAACCATGAAGGAAAATAAACTACCATACCTGCCTGTGCTTGTACACTAACTTCTGGTTCATACACATAATACTTATTATCTGACATCGCACCCAATGAACGTACTCTAGGATCATAAAATATAATACGACCAGAATCTTCAGGAACCTTAAGATAATAAACACCAGAAAGAAATACAGCATTATCAGTATGATGATGCCTATAATTATAATCACCTGGTTTATTATAATTAACCCAATAATGAAGATACATCTCAGGCAATTCTAAATCTTCACGTTTAGATATTTTATCCTTTAATGCTTGAGATAGACCATCAATACCAACCAAATCTTTTCTTTGCTGCCGATTATCAATAATCTTATCCAATATTACTGAAATATCAAGGTCTAATTCTTCCACCCATATTTTAGTTGGAAACAATTCAAAACAAGTCATGATACTAAACTATCTTCCATTGCCTTATACCTATCCAATTCATACTTACTAACAATATTAAATGCTACTGAAATTCTTTCACTTTCACCTTGATTAGTTTCAACCTCATGCTCTAACCATGAAGGGAAGTAAACTATCATACCTGGTTGTGGATCTATAGAAACTTCTGGTTCAAATTTATAGAATCTAGAATCTCCCATTGAATTTATTGTAAGTCCTCTAGGATCAAAGAATGTAATACGTCCAGAATTTGGTGGAACCTTAAGATAATATACACCTGATAAAAGTATAACAGTATCAGTATGATGATGCCTATGATTAAAAGCACCTGGTGGATTAAAATTAGCCCAATAATGTATATAAGTTTCAGGCACATCCATCCCTTCAGGTCTAGGTATGTTCTCCTTTATTGCTTCAGATAATTCATCACAATTAAAACCATCACCTTTAGCACTCATTGATCTATTATCATGAAGAACTGCTCCTCCATTATCAAGCCACTTTGTCAATTTGTCTAAAATGATTGTCTCATCAATATCTAACTTACCCATCCACAACTTAGTTGGGAATAAATCAAATGAATGCATAATTACTTTCTTTTTTTCTTTCTGGTAGGTGTAGACTGATATCCCCACAACTTAGGACTTATCTTACCATTACCATAATCTATACTTTTCAACCCAGATTTAAACTTATCCCAATACATATCAAAAACCTTTGTCCTTGGACCTCTTGTCAAATCCAAATGTTTATTTTGATTTATTGTATAAGTTATTATAAGAGCATCATTAGGTGCTTGAGTAGTGTTAACGTCTTCTAAAGTACCGTTAGAAACTAAAATCTCACAACAATACTTTTGCTTAGAAGATTCTCTTTCTTCTTTACTCCAAGGATCAAATTTAGGTTGTGGTTTAGGTTCCAGTTTCTGATCTTCTTTTGCTGGTGCTTGTGCTTCACCTACTGGTTTTGTCATGATCTACCACCCCAAGTAATATCTGGAAATGCTTCTGAGACTATTTCCTTTGTAATCTTATACTTATCAGTCAGTTTTTTATCTTTTATCAGAATTAAAATCTCTGCTTCTAATGGGTGCAATCCAGTAAGAATATTAATGAACATGGTCTCTCTACGAATACCACTTAATCCATCATTACCACCCTTTATAAAGTTATAAAACTTCTGAAATTCTTTTCTAATACTTGCCTTACCTTGATCCTGAGACCCTAAAGAGGTAGTTCTAAGTTCACCCATCTTACTAACAGCATCCTCAATCTTTTCAGATAGAGTCCCTGTAGCTGTTTCATCTTCTAAATTATTGGCATAAGGAACTTCGCCAGGTGGTAATAAAGAAATAACAGTCTCATCAAAGTTCCATATAAAAACTGCTTTTAATGATGGATGAGAATATTTTTGAAGAACTTCTACTTTTAATGCTTTACTTCTCATCTTAGAAGCAGCATTTAAAACCTCAAACACAAAAGGATTTGTTGGTAAATCAGGAACCTTTTGTGGTGTTGCTGGTTTCTTAGTTGCTGTTGTTGACTTCTTTCTAGTCGTCGTTGTCTTCTTCTTGGTCGTTGTCATAATTTTCAAATCTGAATGCTACAATTTCATCTGGAACTAGGTTTCCATTACCATCAAACATCTCAGGATGTATTCTAGGAACCTCCTGATAGTTCATCATATATTCTCTAGCAACCCAACCACCAATGGCTCCCACTATGAGAAACAATACCGTTAGAAAAGATCCAAATACTAAACTTATTGCTAACATGTCTCGTCCTCCTATTTTAAGTGTGGTAATATGTAATGGTTTGGTTTTTTGTTTACCTCCTGTTAAGATGAATTCAAACCCACGATTAATATCATAATCTGGTTTATTTATACTTACCTTAGACGATTTTCTTTTCCTTAAGAAATTGAACTGTTTCAGTACACCCTCCGATTTTATGTCTTTGTCCCGTGTCATCACAAATTACCTGTGGAAAGGTTGATCCATGACCAAACTCAGCATAAAAATCCTCTCGTGTAAAATCATCCTCTAGATTATACACCACATGACTTAGTTTTGTCAACGACATTACTTGTTTTACTTTTTCACAATATGGACAACCACTCTTAGAATAAATCGTAAAATTCATTTCTTATAGTTTTTTAAAAAATTATTTAGTATCGATTATAACCTAAAAATCTATACCAGCAGCAAAAAATGCTGATAAGTTAACGAACTTCCCTCTAGTAGATATTAAATCATCAGTACTCTTTTGTGTTGGTATGTGTTCAGTACTGACACCAGTAGGACTATATGATGTTGGATAATGCATAGTAATACCCATTCCTAATACCTGATCATGAGTTAACACAGCCACATTATCAAGAGTAAACTGTTTACCAGAAGCAAGGTTTATACCTTCACTAAAATTAAATTGAGAATTATCTATCTGCCATTTTATAGTCTTATCAATATCAGAACCAGCCTTAATTATAATTCCACCAGTATTTGCTGTTTGATTACTAGCACCAGCAGTATCAAAAGTTACTGAATCACTTCCAGTTCCTTGGAAATTATTATCAACTTCAACAGTTGTACCAGAAACATTTGTAACTTTAGTATCAGCAGGAATAGTAACTTGATTTGGATTAGGTATTGTTATAATCATTCCTATGGCAATACCAGAAGTATCACCCACATTTGTGATTACATTAGTGCCAGCTACTATATCACCAGTAAAAGAACCAGGAAGAACATATCCTAGTTCTATATTAGAATCCTTAATCCTAAGCTTAACAGTACTTAGATTTGTCTCATCACCCTTTACAGTTAGTGACTTACCAACATCTAAATTACCACCACTAATATTAACATTACCAGTTAATATACTATTTCCATCAACATGAAACTTTGTATTCTGTTCGGCAGTTATACCAATACCAACATTGCCACTAATTCTAGCATTACCTAAAACGATTAGATCATCACTATCTGGCAGTCCAGTTATGGCATAATATAATCTACCATGACAGAGAAAACTTATATTAGATCCATTATCAGATGATCCTACTAAAGTTTGTCCTTCTTGTAATTTAAGATCTGTTCTTGTATAGGTCTGTCCTGGTTTAATTGTTATATTATATTCAATATATTCTCTACTATCAAAAGAACCTAGATCACCATCAGATATACCAATCTTAACTCTACTAATATCAGAGCCTAAATTACACATTGAAAGTGTAGCACTCACTCTAGACCCAGAAGGAGCAATGAATATAGTTTTTGGTGTTGTGTTAGTTGAAATTATATTATTTAAAACACCAGACTTTATTGGATTTAAATAATCACTAACTGTTTGCCCATAATATAAAAAATTAATATCAGTTCTATCAGATCTTACTACTAGACTTTGACCAGAACCCAAATGTATGTCCTGAGTTTCATAAGTTTCTTGATACCTAATAAGTTTATTATACTCAAAGTATCTTATCTCACCACCATCTAAATATCCAAGACGAATCAATGCTTTATCAGGATTTTTACTGGTTACAGATATTTTACCAACTGTCAAGTTATCAGAAGTTCCAGTGTACCAAGTAGTATTTTCTTTAGTTGGTGGTATAATAGTACCTAAGAGTCCAAAGGCCATTTAAACACACAATAATTTTAAGTATTTATCTATGATTATATTAACAGGTTCAAAAGGTTTCATTGGTCAGAACTTTCTTAAGTAT